TAAATATCATCATCAACTTCATTATTCATTAGTGACCAAGTTCTTTCCAAAGGTACATCTTTTATTTGATCTTTATCTAAAAATAAAAATCCATCACAAGGAGTATCTAATTCTATTGTATTCTTTATAGGAGAATACTTTTCTACAAACTGTTGCCAATTAATTTTAACCATTTTATAAATATTTAGATATTATTATTCCAGCTTTTACTAACCCAAATACAGACCATACAATAAGTACTACTACATCTAAAATTATTGCTAATTCAAATCTACCATCAAAGTACCAATTTTTTATTAATTTAGATAATAAATAACGTACCCCTGTAATTATCCACGTAATTATCCATAGAATATTTATAATTATCCATATTCCCATTATAACTTTTATATCATCATTGGACATAGGTCCTGAATTAGAGGGTATAAAAATAGGAATCATTTGTAAATTTGTCATTTTAATTTATTTTTAATTAATTTATTAGTTTTTTCAAAACCATATTTTTTATAATGATCACTTATGTCTTTTAATTTATCAACAAAAAAGAATTCTAAATCATGTTGTAATAAAAAATCACCAGTAGAAGTTCTACCTTGATCATCATCATCAAAATTGATAACTACTCTTTTAAATCTTTTAGTTAATTCATCATAAGATTTCTTACTAATTTTATTAGTTTCTGCCTGTAATCCTACAGCATTGTAATCCATTGAATAATAAGTCATTACATCTTTAAGACTTTTAGTAATTATTAACAAATCACCTGTTTCTGGTAATTGATCATAACCTTGTAAACAATCTGAACCTACATTACTTAACCATTTACCTTCCTTTGTAGCTGAGTAAGGGTTATAGATTTTAAGATATTCAGTATTGTTTTTAAAGAACTTATAAGAATATAAAGGACTACTATTTTTATATTCAAATACATAATGCTTATCTCCTTTATTTAAATAAACATGACTGCAAGCTTTAACATTAAAAAATTGTAATGTTTGTAAAGAAATACCATATTGTAACCAATAATCATAATCTATTAAACTAAATGGTTTAATAATTACTTGAATATTAGATTTTATTTTAACCAATTTGGGAACATCATTACTTAATAACAATTGAGGTGTTACATTAAAATTAGTTCTTTTTAATCCAAAATCATTAGCTATAATATTACAAGTTTCATGATAATTAGTTCCATACTTTCTACTTACATAATCAAATGCTAGAAAATAATCTCCATTACCAAAATCTTTATAATAAGGTATTCCATTATTACTAATTACAATTTTACAACTTGGATTAGTATCTCTATAAAATTCTGATTTAAAGCTAGAATTTATTGATTTATAATTACCACAATATCTTTCTAATATCTGTAACTCTGTAATATATTTAAGTATTTCATCTTTATTTATCTGTAAACTTGCACTATCAAAGTTGAACATAAGACTGGTTTTAAAAACTCCCTAACCTTACGGGGTTAAGGAGTGTTATTTTATTGTCACAAATATATACTATTTTTGTGACAAATTAAAATACTACTGAATCAGAATCAGAACTAGAGAATGCTGATTGAGCAGTACTAATATCAGCTGGTTCAATAGCTAATTTCTTAACATTCTTGTCAGAGTTAAAAAATAATTTACTATCTGCATCTGTAATTGATTTAGATTCACAGAATACACCGTTGCTGAATGAAGAAGCTACATATTTTGTACCTTTTTGAGAAATCTTCTCTTCACCGTTAACTTTTAATCTGAATTCTTTACCAATAACTAACATAGCTAATTTTTGAGCTAATTCTTCTGCAGATTTAACATTAGGCATTTTAGTTTTAGCTGTAACCTCATCTAAGTTATTAGATGCTGCAACTAAAGCTAAGATTGCATTTTTAGAAATATCCCAAGCAGATTTTTGTTTACCTGGATTAACTACTGTACTTAAATAATATTGTTGCTTTAATTCAGCACCATGACTATCTTCTACTGTAAACTCTAAATAAGGAGTTTGTTTTTGTGAACTAAGACCATTAGTAATAGCTGTTAATTTAACAATACTAATACCTGGTTTAATAGTTTCTTTGTAATTACCTTTAGATACTTCTGCGTTTTCAAAATTGAACATAATTGTTGTTTTTTATAATTAATAATTTAAATTGATCTGAAAAAGGTTATTCTCCAGATTGATACTTTGCTATTTTATCCAAGATTAACTTATAATCATTTGGTTCAAACTTTTCTAAACAACCTTCTGGCGATTTAGCAAGTCTTAATCCATCATAATTAGTTAAAAATGAATATTCCATCTTTCCATTCACTTCTTTTACATCAGCATGAAGAACATAAGTAAAGTAAGAAGGTATTTTAATTTGGTTATCCAATAATTTACCTACAGTTTGTAGAGTAATTTCTGTATCACCATTCATATTAGTACTTCTTTCAGTATGTCCTATCACTATCACATTTAAATCATCACGTAGCTTTTCTTCCATTTTAATTAAGCCTTGAAATACATCTACAGCTAAATCTGACCATTTTTGAAAACCATTAATTTTAGAATCAGCCATGACTCTATTTGTTAAGAAGTGTGTAAAATCTTCTATTACAATGGTTTTAAATTTGGTACCTTCATTAGCTTTAGTTAATATTACTTTAAGCTCTGGAAATGTAGCACAATTTACTACATTACCTTTTTCTGTACTGTATTTCACAGCACCACCCCTAAAGGGTAACTCTTTTCTATTAGGTTTAACTAATAGAGTTGTATTCTCATCTAAATTTAAAATTGCTCTTGACTTACCTGAACCAGGTGTACCAATAGCTAATATAATTCTTCCCATTTTATTTGTTTAAGTACATTGTGTAATCTTCAGATGTCATTTCTTTTGGTAACTCTTCAAAGTAACCAGCTTCTGGTTTAGTATACAGACCTATAGATATATTATCTTGACCTAAACGATTCTTAATTACCTTAAGAAGTCTGTATTTACCTTTTAAATTACCTGGAAATCCATCCACTTTAATATTATAAGTTAGACTAGTTTCTAGATCCATTTTATAAGCATTCATTAATCCTAATACTACATCTGCATCTTGGTAAGGATTAGTAGAATCTTTGAAATCAGTTTGCTGTGGACTAATGTCTGCACCTTTAAACTTCAATCTATCTACTGAACTCAAACCTTGATTAAATTGTTGAACTATAAAAAATGTCATATTAAACATATTTCTACAAGCAACAATGTATTCAGACATTTTATCAATATTCTGTTTAAGATTAAATCCTCTTTCTAAACGACCTAGAGCCATATGATCTAATACTACAATATTGTATTCTTCTTTGTTGCTAGCTTTCCAACTAACAATCTTTTCTTTAGCATTACCTTCCTCATCTGTATATGGCATCATTGTAAACTCACCTTTAGTAGACATAGTTTTCCACCAAAGATGATACAATCCTGTAGGATTAACAGGTACCCAATGCCAATCTATTTTTTCAAATAGCTCTTCAAGTTCTGGTAATTCATCATAGACTATCTGCTTTTCTTCTTCAGTTAATCTAGAATCACCTAAGCCTTTAATTGTTTGAGGAGATATTACTCTATCATACTTATTATAAATAATAATAGATAGCCAATTAGCTTTTTTACTTACTTCATCAATTTCCCAGGAATAATAAGTTACATTAAATGGAATACCTTTAGCTTTAGCATCTTGTAAACCGTTTAATAATATAAAATCACATAGAGTTGTTTTTGAACTTCCTGAAAGTCCACCAATTAAGGTATAACAACTTCTTTGAATATTATAAATATACTTATTAATTCTATTAAATCCGTTAGATAAACCAGTATACTCACCAGATAATCCTTGTTCTATTCTCTGCTTAAATTGCGTCATAGTCAGTGTTTGATTTTGGTAATACTTCTATTTTAGTAACTTCATTAAGATATTGTTCCCAAGTTCTTTGAGATAAGAAAGTAGCTAATAACTGCATAAACTCTTGTTTATTGTCTTTCAAATGTTCTCTGTAATACAATTGGATACATAATAATATTTTCTTATGTAAATCTATATTTTTAGAACTAACCAAAGAAGCTTTATATAGTTTTTTACATCTTACAAGATCATTGTGTAATCTTCTTGTACCTCCAGTAACTCTTTTAACACTATTAGGATAAGTAGACAGTAATTCTTTAAATAATGTATCAAAATCTGTATTATCTTGCACATTAAATAATTCTTTAGTCTGATTTGTTATCTTAATACTACTAAAAGT